GTCATACGTTTGATATGAACCTAGAGACTGGCCATGTTATACTACCTGAGTTCTTAGGTAAGAGTAAGGTTAACTTCGGTAGCGGCGTATACCAATTAGGTGTGGGCGGTATACACTCAGTCCATGACAAGAAGGTCTGTTACATTGCAGGTGATAAGGTTATGGGGGAATTAGATGCGGCTTCATTTTACCCGTCTATTATCCTTGAGTGTGGCTTTATACCAGAGACTTTAGGTGAAGACTTTATACGGGAATACCGCAGGATATATACCCAGAGATTAGAAGCCAAAGCATCAGGAGATGTGACTACCTCTGAGACGTTAAAGATCAGTCTTAATGGAACATTCGGTAAGCTGGCGAGTAAGTACTCAGTGCTGTACGCACCAGACCTAATGCTGGCTGTTACCTTAACAGGTCAGCTTACTCTGCTCATGTTGATTGAGAGATTAGAGGCTATCGGTGTTGAGACTCTGAGCGCGAATACTGACGGTATTGCGGTTCGTTATGACGAGGCTCTTCAGCCTCAGGTAGATGAGCAGGTAGCTCAATTTAGTGAGCTGTCTAAGTTTGTTTTTGAGTTTACCCCGTACCGTGTGTTGGCTATGAAAGATGTAAATAACTACATGGCGGTTAAGACTGACCGCTCACTAAAAGTTAAGGGTATTTACTCTCAATTGTCACTAAGGAAGAACCCCACCGCTCAGGTCTCCTCAGATGCCGTAGGAGCATGGTTAGCTAATGGTACTGAAATTGGTCACACTATTTTTAATAGTCCGTTCGCTAACTTTATAAGCGCCCGAAATGTGACTGGTGGAGGTAAGCAGGAAGGTAAGTATTTAGGCAAGGTTGTTCGCTGGTATCAGAGCACCGAATCAATGGAGCCCATTCGATACTTTACTAACGATAATAAGGTGCCCAAGAGTGATGGCGCTCGGGCATGTATGATCATAGAGGACTTTGTTACCCATCCTCATGACCTTGATTATAATTGGTATTTAAAAGAAGCTATTAAGATCGTGGTCGCTATAGGTGGTTCTGAATATCTAACTGCTGATCAATTAGCTCTGGTCGCACCGCAACCGAAACAAAGGAAGAAAAGTAATGGAAAATAACTCCAGCAAGGTTTTTGTGGTTCAGGTAGACCACAATAAAGACTTATCCGACGCTAAGAAGTATGGCCAACTACAGGCTATATTTGGCAACCCACGTAAGCCGTATGATACGAACTACATGGTTCACAAAGCGCGTGAAATTTTAGAGCAGTGGGATGATGGTGATCACCTTCTAATGTTAGGTGATCCCACCCTATGCGGTGTCTGCATGGCAGTAGCTTCAGAGTTTACTGACAGCGTTAATATTTTAAGTTGGGACCGGAACTCGTTCTCTTACATTCCACAACAGTGGGAGTTCGGCCAAGGTAGCCAGCGCAACATACATACGGCAGATTGACATCTGCCTCAACCCTAGAAGGAGAACAAAATGTCAAAAGTAGAGAAAGTAGTTAAAGCAGGTGATTGGCAGTCAGGTCTACGCAAAGGACAACAGAAAGTCCCACCGCGTATCTGCATTTACGGAGGTCACGGTATCGGCAAAAGTACGCTGGCATCGGAGTTCCCCAAGCCGATCTTTATCAGTACTGAGGACGGGTTAGATTCTTTGGATGTAACCAGTTTCCCTAAAGCTAACAGCGTGATTGACGTGGTTGAAAGTATCAAAACATTGATACGTGAAGATCATGACTACCGCACTGTAGTTATAGATACTGTTGATTGGCTGATTGAACCTCTCATTACAAAGAGTATTGAAGAAGCTCATGATGCTAAAGAATTAGCATACGGCAAAGGTCAGATGATGGTGGCTGAAGAGTTTCGTGAGATACTCCAAGGTCTTGACCATTTACGCTTGAAGAAGAACATGAATATCGTTCTTGTCGCTCATGCTTCGGTCACTAAGTTTGAAGACCCGCGCACTGAGCCATATGACCGATACCAACCGAAGTTGCCTAACCGATGTAACGCTCTATTACAAGAGTGGACAGACGTGTTAGCGTTTTGCGCTTTCAAAGTATTGATACGCAAGAGCGACTCTGGCTTCAATAATACGAAGAACAGAGGTGTGACGACAGGGGAACGGCTATTACATTTAATAGAGAACCCTGCTTACGTTGCTAAGAATCGTTATCGTTGCCCAGAAGAAATAGAGATGAGCATCGAAAACATGAAATCAATAATCCCAATAGCTGAATAAGGAACCATTATCATGGCAAAGTTTAATTTTGATCCATCCGAAGTAGAAGCATCCACATATAGCTCAGACTCTTACGAGGTTATGCCTGACGGTGAGTATAAGTTGATGGGGGTAGATGCCGAAGAGAAGCAAACCCAGAAAAAGAACGGCACTTATATTAGTGCTAAGTTTGAAGTGGTTGGAGGCCCGCACACAGGGCGTCTTGTTTGGCAGAACTTTAATATCGTCAACCCTAACGAGACCGCCCAACGTATTGGCCGCCAAGAGTTAGTGGCTTGGGCAACAGCCTGTGGTAAGGCGACTGCTGACGATACTGACAAACTGTTGGGTAAGGTGTTCTCAGCTAAACTCGGTCTTGAGAAAGGTACTGGCGGATATGCTGACAGTAACCGTATCAAGGCGTTTTTAATCGGTACGCCTAACAAGGCTCCCGAGCCTATGAATACGCCAGCTCCAGCGGCCCAAGCACCAGTTGCTCAGGCTCCCGTGGCTGCGGCAGGTGCATCAAGCAATCCTTGGGACTAACCTTTAACCTTGGACGTCTAGCCTGTAAAGGTTAGGCGTCATTATCAGGATGATACAATGGCTACTATTCCATCAACAATCGGTGATCAGATGATCACTAAGATATACGAAGGTTATGAGCAAGAGGAAGACAACTCTACCGTCTACTTAGGTCGTCTAGGTTCTTCCTTTATCGGTGAAGAATGTATCCGTAAGATCTGGTTTGACTGGAGAGGCTTCAATAGAGAAGGATTCCAAGGTCGTATCCTCAGGCTATTTGGTACAGGTCACTGGCAAGAAGACCGTATCGTAGAAGACTTACGCCGCGCTGGTTATACCGTCTGGGAGAAACAAGAGGACGGAAAGCAGTATCAATTGATCGATGAAACAGGTCACTTCATATCTAAATTAGACGGTGTCATCAAAGGTGTGCCGGAACATGAAGATGAAGCCCACATATTAGAAATAAAGACTCACAATAAGTCTAGTTTCAACGGCGTGCTCAAGCATGGCGTACTCAAGAATAAGCCTCAACATTACTCTCAGGTTCAAATCAGTATGCGATTGTCTGGCCTTAAAGCCGCACTGTATGTTGCCGTGTGTAAGGATGATGAGCGGTTCTATATTGAGCGTATTGAAGAGGATACCAAACACCAAGACCAGTTACTCAAGAAGATAAAGTCTCTGACTACCGCCACTATGACTCCGGCAGGTATCAGTGATGACGCAGGTAGCTTTGGGTGTAAGTTCTGTTCAATGAAAGAGGTCTGTGTTAAGGAGACTAAGCCGCTTAGGAACTGTCGTACGTGTGTTATGGCTCGTCCTGAAGCTGATGGTAAATGGTTATGTCAACTAAACCACCACATGTTGGATGCTGATGAACAACGCGCTGGATGTAAGGAGTACATGTCACTATGATTACAATAGGAATAGACCCAGGATTGGGTGGAGCGATTGCTTTCTTAAAGAACGGTAAGTATTATGCTCTTGAAGATATGCCGATCAACCTCAAAGGTGCTGGAGTGGTTAAGAATGAAGTTAACCCGACTGCCTTGAAAACCTTCTTACGACAACACGTGCCCGCTGAAGAATACCCGTTTGTTGCACTGGAACGGGTTAACGCTATGCCAGGACAAGGTGTGTCATCGGTGTTTAGTTTGGGTGATAGTTTTGGCACTGCAAGAGCTTGTGTTGCCGCCTGTCACTATGAGATGCTTTACGTGGCTCCTCGTACGTGGAAGAAGCACTTCAACTTAACTTCTGATAAAGAGATGTGTAGAGCTGCGGCCATTAAAATGTTTCCGGAAGCTGAGCTTCACTTGAAGAAACATGTGGATAGAGCTGAGGCGTTATTGATGGCCCGATGGATGTTTGAACAAAAGTACTAATGACGGAGAAGTACATGATAATAAAAAGAATGATTGAAGTGGATGAAGAGTATTTTAACTCTATCCAAAATGATAGCTACATGCTTCAGTGTCTTGATGCTTGCGGTGCACCATCTTTACCCGTGTGGGAAGAAGCCCAAGCATTATTTGATAAGGAATCGGTAGTCCTTGACGGCAACGATGATGTCAAGGATGTGGGTTATGATTATTGAAATACCCTTATCTGAATACGTTGAACTGTTAGCCATAGCTAGAGCCTATAAAGCAGAGAACCGCACCCCATTAGGTGAGGATACTCGCCCAAAGGACTGGGTTAAGCTGGGTCTTAGCCCAAGCACAGTAGTTGAAGAGATGGATATGTCTGAATTTAATAAAGACCATTGGTTCAAGGGGACTAAACATGAGTGAAACACGCCCATACCGACAACATTATGTGTCTGAAACTGACGCCCGAACCATAGCTAGAAGGGTTAAGGCTAGGGAGACTGAGAAAGGTCGCAGTATACTTAAAGCACGTGCAGGAATAGATGATCACTTAGGCGCTAAAGAGCTGGGTATGACGGTAGAAGAATACCGGAAACTGATCTGGCCAAAAGTATAGCTTGCTTTCTTTATTGTTTTACCGTATAGTATAATTCACATAATTAATAACGTATAACTGGAGTATTAAATGGAACTTAGACCGTATCAAAAAGCCGCTGTGTTCTCAGGGCTATCTGCCATCTCTGCTGGCCACAATCCTGTGCTACAATTAGCTACAGGCACAGGTAAATCAGTCATTATTGCTGAAATTGCCCGTTATTATAAGGATCAGCACAAGAATGTATGGATCCTAACTCATGTTCAACAGCTCGTTAAGCAAAACGCCAAGACCTACAAAGAATACACAGGAGATGACCCCGCCATTGTTTGCGCTGGGTTAAATCGTAAGGACACTGATGGTATGGTTACCTTCGGTACTATTCAAAGCATGAAAGGTGTCTTGGCTGAGATGGAGGAACCGCATATCATTATTATCGATGAAGCACATAGAGTTCCTCACAATGCTGGAGAAGTCTCCCTTTACGGTAGTATTCTAACTCGGTTCGGTGATGCCCAACGTATTGCCATGACCGCAACTCCTTGGCGTATGGATAATGGTATTATTTACGGCAAAGGTGATGAATTCTTCTTTGATATGGTCGCTTATAACTATAATGTGACCAAAGCTGTTGCAGATGGCTGGCTTTGCCCGTTAGCAGGTGTTGAAACGGATATCCAGTTAGATATGACTGATGTTTCAGTCAGTGGTGACTTCGTTCAAACAGAGGTCACTGAGGCTATGACGTGGGACTGGATAATGTCTGTATGTCGTTCAGTCAATGAGTTAGCTTCTAAGCGCAACTATATTGCCGTCTATTGCCCGACTATTAAGGCGGCTCAGTTCACAGCGATAGCTATGGAGATTACTGGACGTAAAGTAGGGCTCCTAACGGGTAATATGAACCAGTTAGAAAGAGATAGTGTATACAGTAAGTTAGCTGATGGTTCTATTTCAGTTATCTGTTCAGTGGATATGATTACCACTGGTTTTGATTTCCCCGCTCTTGATTGCATCGTATGTTTACGTCCGACGCTCTCCTCTTCCCTTTGGGTGCAGATTCAAGGACGTGGGACTAGATTACATCCCAGCAAAAAGAATTGCCTCGTACTAGATTACGCAGGTAACCTGATACGCTTAGGTGGTGTTGATATGTACGACACGTTCTATAAAGAGAACGGTGAAGAAGTTGAAGCAATCCCGCAACAGCCATATGAAAAGAAGCCTAGGACATTGTATCCTGGGTTAACTACATTGACTCCTATTGACCCAATGACTGGTGATGTGGCTAATGATAATACAGTAATCAACGTGACCCAGATTCACAAGATCAATGCGGTCGCGTTAAACACACGCAGAGGTAAGTACCCAATGCTAATGGTTCAATATACTTGTAGTACCGCCGAGAATGCTCGCATCAATGCTTCCATGTTCATCAATACGGAAGAACCGAAAGAGAAAGACCTCGCTTTCTTCAATAAACGCAGGATGGCTATACGTCTCCCCAATGATGCTAAGAAAGTATCATATCAAATCAAAGACTCCACATACCCGACATCAATCAAGGTCAAGAAGAACGGTAAGTACTGGAATGTCGTTGATGAGATATTTGGGGAGGTTGCCTGATGAAAGAGCCTAAACACATTTGGGCAGTAGATACTCAAGGACCCACGACATTAGATTACGCGTTAGCTTATGCTAATATGGGCTGGGCAGTGTTACCTGTATGGTCAGTTGATGGTGAAGGTAATTGTCGCTGCGGTAGACCTAACAATGAGAAAGGTCACAAGGCTGGTAAACATCCCCAAGCCGACTTAGCTCCCCATGGTCACCAGAACGCTACACTCAATGAAGCGGTTATCAAGGAGTGGTGGTCTACTGACCCAGACGCAGGTATTGGTATCAGTTTAGCTCAGTCTGGTTTAATTGCGTTAGACATTGACCCGCAGAACGGCGGACAAGAGTCTCTAACTAGGATAGAAGCAGAGCACGGCGTATTACACTCCAATTGTGTGGCTAAGACTCAAGGCGGCGGTGAGCACCGTATCTTTAACGCAGATGAAGACATGTCTTATCCTGGTACACTTGATAAGGGATTAGACCTCAAACATCACGGCTATATATGTGTTGCTCCTACCCTTGGGGTAAGTGGTGACTATAAGTGGGAGTCGGGACGCTCCCCATTAAGTAAATCGAGTCCTGCCAGTCCTTCCGTATTACCTAAGTTGATCAGTGATAAGGCGCGTCCACATGCTTCGTACTCGTTAGTTGAGAATGGTGGAGCGCCGATAGCTACCGCCCAAACCTTCGATGATTTACGTTCAGCTCTCAAACATGTAGACCCTGATGATTATACGACATGGGTTAACGTGGGTACTGTGCTTAAGCCGTATGGTGAGAATGGTTATCGTGTCTGGACTGAGTGGGCTTCAAGGTCTGATAAGTTTGATGCTGCTGAACAACGAAGGAAGTGGGAGCGCGATATTGATCAGCCTCATTCCATCACATACCGCAGTATATTCAAGATGGCTATTGATGCTGGTTGGGTGGGTAACTATGAAGCGACGGCCAGTGCTGAACCTATTCCTGCTGGTGAACATCCGCTATCATTAACTAAGTCAGAGAAGTCTGGTGCTGATAGTGTCACGATGTTTGAGTACATCTTTGACAACTTCATGTCCACGGGTGTTAATGTGGTGGCGGGTGCTCCTGGAGTGGGCAAGACGACTTTGATTGTCCCCATGGCATTAGCTACTGCTCATTTGTGTTCCCCTACATTTGAGTTGAAGCCGTTGGTGAGGCGTAACGTGATCATTATCACTGAGTCTGTTGTGCAGGTACAACGTGTGATATACTCGATGTGTCAGTGGGGAATGACTGGAGCCGGTGCGCAAGACTTTAATGAACGGGTTAAGGTAATCCAGTCCCAGCGGCTTGATCCTAAGATTGTAGCGCAGGTGGCTGAGGAATATAGGGAGTGGGTCGTTGACAATGACAAAGCGGATGGTACGGTGTATAAGGCGTTACCGTTGGTGGTCTTTGATACGGCGAACGCGGTCTTTGACTTAGAGAATGAGAACGATAATGCTCAGGTAGGACGCGTGATGGCTTACATCAAGCAGGCGTTTTTGGGCTTCCCTGTCATTATTGTGAGCCACACGGCTAAGGTGATGGGTTCAGGTGAGTCCGACTTCTTGTCTCCCCGTGGTGCTTCTGCGTGGACTGGTGATGCGCAAGGCGTCTACACTGTCTTCAAAGACGGGGAGGATAATATGTCCCCGCGTATCCTCAAGGCGACTAAGGTTCGCTTCCCTACTTCCTTTCCGGAGGTAGGCTTCGATGTCTCTACACATAGCGAGTCCCACAAAGACCTGCTGGGCTTTGATGCTGACATATGGTTCATGCATTCCACAGCGCGTATCCTTAACACGGGTGAACGCAATCAACTGAAGGAAGACATCAAAGAGCAGAAGGACGTGGAGAATTGGGCAGGCTTATGCAACTCAATGCTGGTCCTCATACGTGGTGATGTTGGCAAGAGCCGAAGTCATTACGAACGAATGTCCATGATGAACGGCGGCGTTAAAGGTAGTCAGGAACGCAAAGAGCGAGCGATAGACTCCCTGATTAGCGACGGACTGGTGGAGAAGATCATGTTAGCGAAGCCTGTTGGCCGTGCTAATCATCAACTAATTGTTACTGAAGCTGGGCTCACTGATGACGTCCTGGGTAAGTATAATGTGGCTTGATTAACCTATCGTTCGGGTAATCGTTTTAATTGATCGTTCGGACTATCGTTCGAACGTTAGCGCCAAACGAACGATTACCGCTCGATAGACGGAGGAGAGGGCATTTCAGCCTCTCTCCGTAGACAATCAGTAGGTTCAAAGTTAACGTTCGTTCGGTTGGTTTCCTTAATAGAACGAACGATCACTTTACCTATGAACTTTAGGGCGTAGGTGATCGGTATAGCTCCACTCTTTGGGGCTTTACTTTTGGGTAAAAGAGAAGTATAGTTCATATCCTATAACTCAATCTTTATGGAGCAACTCACAGTATGTCTGACGACGATGACACTAAGAAGGTGGTGACCATAAGACCTAACGGTCGCAAGCATGATAGACGTTCTATTATGAACGCTCTGTGTCCGCTACTAGAAACGGGTATGTCCTTAACTAAGGCTTGCTCTATTGTTCCAGCCTCTCCTAGTTCTAGTCAGATACTTGACTGGATAGTCACCGAACCAGCCTTAGCCGAGCAATACGCTCTCGCGCGTGAGGCTGGATACAAACTCATTGCCGATGAAATACTGGCGATTGCCGATGAAAACTTCACGACCGTTGAAGAGGACGTGCTTGATGAAGCGGGTAGTCCAGTGATGAATGCTGACGGTTACCGCCTCCAACGGAGCATCAAGGTACCGCTGAGTAATGAAGGTATTGCCCGTAACAGACTGCGTATTGATAGCCGTAAGTGGATGCTTAGCAAGATGCTGCCCAAGATATACGGCGACAAGATACAGACTGAACATACTGGACCCAATGGCGGCCCAGTGCAACTCACTGCTGTGGACATGAAACATTTGAGTGACGATGAATTAGAATCAATGGCACGTATGATGAAGAAGATTGGCAGCAATGAATAGACCGACCAGCGCAGCAGTCATGATTGATCTGATCAAAGCAGAGACTGATCGTCGTGCAGCAGCGACGTCCCTGTATGAGTTCGTTAAGCAGGCATGGCACGTAGTGGAGCCAGGCATACCCTTCGTCGGTGGCTGGCATATAGAGCAAATCTGTGAGCATTTAGAAGCGTGCTCTCAGGGTGATCTGAGGAAGCTCCTGATCAACATCCCACCCCGCCATTCTAAGAGTACAATAGTAAGTGTAATGTGGCCCATGTGGGAATGGTTAACAGATCCCGCTCAGAAGTTTTTGTGTGCATCATATAGTGGTAATTTATCAATACGTGACAACCTAAAAGCGCGAAGGCTAATTCAATCACCATGGTATCAAGAAAGATGGGGTCATATGTTTTCATTGGCTGGAGATCAAAACGCCAAACAGCGATATGAAAATAATAAAACAGGATACAGATTAGCCACTTCAGTGGGTGGTACTGCGACAGGTGAAGGTGGATCACGATTATTGTTGGATGATCCCCATGCCGCACAAGAAGCACAATCCGATGCTATTCGTGAATCATCCCTAGAGTGGTTTGATCAAGTGTGGTCAACACGATTGAACAATCCTAAGACTGATGTCATGGTAACCATCATGCAGAGATTACACGAACAGGACATCAGTGGTCATATAATAGATGATATTGGCGGTTGGGAGCATTTAATGATACCCGCCGAATGGGATGGTCAACGACGAACCACTTCATTGGGTACATACGATCCTAGAAAAAAGGAAGGGGAGCTAATCTGCCCAGAGCGGTTTGGTGATAAAGAGATTACTGAGCTTAAAAAGTTACTCGGGGTTTACGGCACTGCCGGACAATTACAACAAGAACCTTCTCCCGCTGCTGGTGGTATACTTAAAACCAGCTTCTTTAATATGTGGCCTGCGGATGAGGGATTACCTCCCTTTGAATACATCCTGCAGAGTTATGACTGTGCTTTCACTGAAAAGTCATCAGGAGATCCCACGGCTTGTACCACATATGCTATCTTCACACACGAAGGTGCTCG